CTCCGTATCAAATCCCAACTGTCGCATAGGCGCGCCGTATTTCGTGATATTCTGAGTAAGGGTATCTATGGATATTCCGCTGGCCTGTGCCGCTGCTGTGAGCTGGTCTAATATCGTTCCATATTCCTCTGCCGGTATGTTTGCATCTCCCATGGCCCTGCTTACCAGTTGCACTGCCGTATTGACATCCGTCTCGTTGATCTCTGCAAATTTCAGGAACTTCTTTGTTGCCTCTTTCAGTACGTCTCCGGTAAACTCGAATCTTGTGTTGATCTCTCCTACTGCCGCTCCTACATCCAGCATGCTGGCCGGCATGTCTCCAAAAACCTCGTCCGCTATATCCTGCATCTCAAGAAGCTTGTCTCCCGTAGCCCCAGTTTTTGATATGATCGTATCGTATCCCTCATCAAGTTCCATCGCGGATTTGACTCCTGCTGCACCAACAGCCACCAATGGTGCCGTTATGCCTTTTGACATCTTCTTCCCGGCGCTGGTCATCTTTCCGCCCATCTCCTCGAGTTTCTTTCCATACTCCTCGATTTCAGCGGCACCTGAATTGAGTTTCTGGCTGACCTCGTCCAGTCCCTTCTTATAATTGTTCAGTGATGTCTTCGCCGTGTTAAGTTGATCCTTCTTTTTTGATATTGCCTTTTCATCCCGGTTTTCCGCTGATTCCAGTTCCTTCAGTTCTGTTTCCAGCATTCTTACCTTGTCCGTATAGTCCTTTGTCTGATTTTCAAGGTACTTCTGCGTCTCCCGTAGTTTCTCAACTGATTTTGTGCTGTCATCCCAGGATGATTTCGCAAGTTTGAAGGCTGATCTGTTCTCCTGTATGGATGCATTTACTTCCTTCAAACTTTTATTAAAATCTACCGTTCCGTCTGCCTTAAAGACCAGCCCTACTCTTTTAAGTTCGTCTGACATACATCTTCCTCATTTCTTTTTGCATATATACCTCGTAGCATCTGTTGAAAAATATTGGGTCTGAGTTCCAGAATTCCTTTTCACTCATTCCCATCTCCATTGCCGCGACCATGTAGGCTGGCCAGTCAATATCTACGCATTCCTCATATTCGATTTCGCCTTCTCTTTTTTTTTATATTTTTCCAGCTGCTCTCCGAATGCATCAAGGAGATTCTGCATCTCCTCTAAATCCATAGGCACTAGCCGAATCGCCTCGTCAAATGTTACGGCCCTTCCATTGGATCTTATGACCGCATATATGATTTGGGCCGCTATTTCTATCGCTTCCTCATTCGTCGGATTTTTTTTCTTAGCAACCTTCTCCATCTGCTTAAATGAATTTATTTTTCCCAAATAATATAGCGTCCCAAAGTTTACCTTGACTTCAAGCCGCGTTCCATCTGTAAGATCTATAAAGTATTCGTTCATTTTACGCTCCTTGATCGTTTTTGATTGCGCCCACCGCGTTTGCCAGATCCTCCTTTGTCAGGATTGGCTTTGCGAAATATTTCTCTTCCGTTAATCCATCAGGGAAGTTTCCCGCATTTGAGTCTACCATTGCTCTTATATCTCCATTTTCGTTGAATGGATATGCGGAAATGGTAATGGTATCAGTCTGCTCAGAGAACTTCTCCTCGCTTGTGGATGCCTCATCTGTATTCTCGCTTAGTTTGCATTTTGGGAACCATTCAAGCCGGTTGTTGTTATCCTTCATTTTTACAACCTTCCCATATGCGAAGTATGGACGAATTCCTTTCCCTCCTGAAAGGATCAGCCCTCCCTCGTCTATCACATCTCCTCTCATTTTTGCCAGCGTGTCTGCCGGAAATGCGATGACCTCTACCTCTATGTCTATCTTTGTCGTGCTTGTATCCGTATCATATACCGCTCCGCTTGCATGGACGTCGTTTTTCTCCGCGTTTTCTGTTACTTTCGCCGACTTGACTACTGATGTCTTTTCCACATCTTCCTCATATTCGCCGGTCCATTCATTATTTTCCGTCATTTTATTGAAGCAGACATACTGCGAGCCTATCGTCTCCTTAATCGGCGGCTTTTTTGTTTGAATCATATGGCTTCCTCCTTTAAAATACTAATTTTTCTATCATTATCTGATAGTATGACTTCTTATTTCTTTCAAACGTCGTTGAGATATGCGGGTGCGCTTTCTTCATCGTCCTCGCTCCCCTTTCGACCATTGGTCCATAGTATTTTCCCCATCCTACTTCGACCTCGTCATTGACCGTCCTATGCGTCACGGTATCTAGCAGATGGGTATACCCTGCCGTTCTAATCTCTGACCTGGGCTTTGGAAGCGCGCGTACATCCTTTTCCAGTTGCTCTGCTCCTGTCTCCAGTGCCTCCAGCACCTTTTTCCCCTTGGCTCGGTCAGCCATTTTCTCTATGAGTTTTGACAGTTCGTCAAATCCATTCGTATAGAAATCTACGTCGCTCATTCGACCACTTCCAATGCGAAATAACTATGGAATACCTTGTCCTCGGGAATATACTCATGATAGATTGTGGGATGCAGCCCGATATCTCTTAATTTTTCTCTCAGGCAGATTAGTTTCTCATTCCTTGGCGTTTTTGAATAAAAACTTATCTGATACGTTTCCTGATCCACATATCCTCCCCCAGATGCCACCGCATCCTGCCATATGTAGTCCCAGTATACGATTCTCGGATATGTATTGATATTTCTGTCACTCGTTACGCCTTCATTTACCGGTATGTCCAGCGAATGCAGAATATTTCTTAGTTCTTCCTTTCTCATTTCATCTCCTCGATTTCCTTTTCCGGACGGACCAGTGTCAGTTCTGTCTCCCTGTATCCATCCTTGTTCGTGATATTTGTGGCGTTGTATACCCGATGCTGCTGTCCGTCAATCAGGCACACGCATTTGCTGTCTATCAGCCCCCTTTGCTGTGGAATCCTTATTTTCATCGTGACTTCCATACCGCCCTGACCAAGCTCGTATTTCATATGGTCAAACACGGATATCTCCTTATACCAGATTTCCATATTCTGGTCTTCCAGATATTCCTCTGGGTAGTCCTTGCTCTCGTCTGTCCTGATGCGGTACAGCCCGAAGCATCCATCCGTGTAAACTGGCAAATCGCTCATTCTCTCACCTCGCTTGCTAACTGCCAACTCAGTATCATGCTGGAATAGTTCTTTTCCCATTCGTCTAGCCTATGGTGATAGGCATAATACGCATAGTTCTTAAGCAGGCTCCTGAATATCTTGTCCTTCTCCACATCGCTTCCTGGATTCAGCCTTTCAAGCCATTCCTGACCCTCCTCTATATAATTCTTTAGTGATTCATCTGGGAAGTACGGAGGAATCTGAAATTCCTGCCGCACTTCCATTAACAATTCTTCCATATCCTCCTTCTCCTTACGCTTCTGCTGGCTGTCCATTTGTTACCTGTGTTACCGGAAGAACATATTCCTCTAACTTCGTGACATCAAATACCACTGCGCAGTTATCATCGATAGCCCTTCCATTCGCATAGCATTTCCCAATTACCAGATCCATGTCGTCCATGGCCTTTGTTTCTTTGTACTCGTTTATGCGGAATGCTGTCGCACCCATCACATATGCATTCGGGATTGTAAATATTGCCTTCCCCTTCGGGCAGTTTGCTTCTGGATGCTTTTTAATCGGCATGAAAGACGTGTCCTTATATCCTCCTGTCAGCGCCTCTCCATACAGTGCCGGATCTACATATTCCGCTTCATCCATCGGATTGCAGATCAGGTGCAGTTCCGTGATGACCCTCTTCCCGTCATTTGATAGCGTTTTCCTTACTTCCGCAAGGCCTTTAGGTGAGAATTTCTTTACCGTCTGGATTACCGTTTTTGCTGCTGCCGTTCCATCGGTCTTGAACGACTCAATCTTGTTCATGATTCCGATCGGACCGGTCTTTCCATCCCCTTTTAAATATCCGCTAATGAATCCGTCCTGAAGCGCCTCCTCCATGACAGCCATGAAGTATCGGTCTACAAACGGAAGCGCAAGATCCCTGATTGACTTTGGTATTATTATGAATGCCGTCATCTTATGCTGCTCGATATTCAGCGCTGAGATTTCTGCTGACAGTTCCCCTGTGATAGCATCCGTAATTCCTCCCCATACCGCCTTTCCTGAGTGGGATGCTACAATCCACTTTTTTACATCTGCCGGTGCAAACGCTACTAGTGACAATATGTCGCTCTTCTTCTTGATATCGTCCAGCGTCCTATCAATGATGGATGTCGGTATGATGTCGATCTGGCTGGCCGTGATGGACTGCTTGATATCCTTGAACCTCTCATAGAATGTCTCCTCCTCCTTGGACAGTTTTCTTAGCCCAAGCGCCTTTCGATAATCCTCGTCGGCCGCGGCCTGTGCGTTCTGCCTGGTAAGTTCCTCGATCAGTCCTTTGTGCTTTTCGGCTGCAATCATGGCTGCCGCCTCATAGATTGCCTCTGATTTCTCTTCTGGCTTTGCCTCATTGAGCATCTTTACGATCTTCTGCTGT